AAACGTAACTAAGTACGCTACACGGTACTTTTTGCACACTACCGTTATAAATATAAAAATTATCGTAACCCATCCAAAAAACTCCGCTAGGAGCCACTACTGCTCCGTTAGGTGATATTAAACCACTAGCGTTATTAATTAAATTTAACCCAAAAGTAAACGGCGGACCAATAAACTGCATACTATATAAAGCTGTGTCTGTCCATATTAATATTTCTTGTCTGGCTTTTACAGCACCTATGATTGTACTGCCCTCTGATAAACGTAAATCACCAGCTGTATTACTTAACAAAGGTTCAAAATCTAATAAATTTTCTTGATCGCTAAAAGCCACTAACATCGGGTCTACTACTCCCGTTCTTGAACTGCCTGATATAGGGTCACTACCTAAAACTATTACGTGTCTATCTGTTTCTGAAACTAAAACCTGTAAGCCCACTGTAGGAGCTAAAATACTACCACTTAAACTTGAAAGTTCTACTGCTCTGTTACTAACGCCACCTGATTCATCCCAGTAATATAAACCACCAGCTCTAACGTTTATAAGTAAATCTTCACCAAAATGATCATGAGTCCACAACCTTAATTGATTACTAACACTCAACACTGTGCTTTCACCATAAGCACCTGCACCCCAAGCACCTGACCCCCAACCTGTACTAGATATATAGACATCAAGACCTACGTTTATTTGATAAGCACCTACTACGCTACTGCCTCCGTTACCGCTATCACTAGAGTTAGCTGTAACTGTTGTACCGCTAGTATCTTTAGCAGTTATTACGTAACTATTAGCGTTAGTAATACTAACTATTTGATATTCTTGGTTTAGTACGTTTGCTGTAATATTACCGCCTAAACTACTAGCACCACTAAAAGTAACGAAGTCATTCTTAACAGCACCGTGAGCAGTGTCAGCTACAGTTATAGAACTACTACCGTTAGTGGCACTAAAAGTAACGTCACCCGCACTAGTGGTACTACGTATAGGAGTTATATCATGGTAACCCGTACCTAATTCTACATAGTATTTTAAATGCGTACCTAAACCTAAGTATTTAGTACCAGCTAAATCGACCCAAGCCAGTAAAGCCCTACACGTGCCTAAAAAAGTGTTAGTGTTATCTTTGACCCAACCACCTATTTTTTGTGGTAAACCTGCGTTAAACCTAACTTTATTAACGTCAAACCATCCCCCTTCATTAGAGTAAGAGGTTCCCTCTCTTACTACTCCTGGTCTAAAATTAATTTTACTTATAGGCATTTACACCTCGTGCCACTCTTTACCTTCAAACAGTAAAGCCTCAGCTTCACGTCTTCTAACTAAACCTTCTAGTACTTTTCCGTTAGCTTTGTTCCATCTTTTTATTTGTGCTGGTACTCCTTCATAGTCTCCTGCGTTTAAAACTTTTAACATAGTAGAACTAGCTAGAGCGTTAGGACCAAGGTTGAAAGTCCACGCTACTAATGAATCGAACTGGTTTTGTTTTAAAGGTATGTCAACGTAACAGTCAACGTATTTTTCATATTCTTTTACTTCTTCTAGTAGTAAATCATCAGCTTCTTCTTGTGTTATACTGTCGTTTTCTTTTACGCCTTTAGTTGAGCCGTACCCTATGGTCCAAACACCCGCAGCACATTTATACGCTTTAAGCTCACAGCCTTCAAATTTTTTAATTAATGATAATCCTTCTAATGATGTGTTCATTTTACTCCCCTTTATCGTTTGAGTGAGACGCTCCAAAATAGAATGAAATAATGGCACTCGCTAACCCTCCTAAATATCCTAATACTAGATTTATAAGAGCTTCGCTGTTTTGTTCTGGTGGTTGTAAGGTTACTAAAAATATGTAACCTAAAAACCCACCTATAGTTACTAAACCTATAATACGAGCAGTCCAATCTTTACTGAATAACCCTCTAGCGTGTTGTTTATCTTGTGTTTCTAGTTTAAATACGTCAACTTCAAGCTCTTTCATTTTAAGTTCAAAGTCTTTTTCTACTTTTTTGAGCTCCATCATTTGTTCTGGTGTAGCGTTTTGTATAGCAGTTTCTATAGCTTTGGGGTTATTAGCACAACCTAAAACCTCAGATATCATATTACCAGCCATACCGCCCATCGGTCCACCTAAAGCTGTACCTAAAGTAGGTGCTACTGCTCCTACAACACTTTTTAATAAATTTTTCATATTACCACCGTAGTTAAAACCGCTATAGATAAAGCACCTATAAAACTAAACACGCCAAAAGTTGCCATGCGTATGGTGTTATTTATAGAAGTTATTTCTTGTTTGATTTCACTAAACTCATTAAAAGCTGTTTTCCAGCGTTCAGCGTTTTCTTTTTTAGAAACTGCTAAATCTTTAGCTACATCTTGTACTGTTAATCTTTTACTAGCCATATGTATATATACTTAGTTTATCTCTTTTGCCTTTAACTTTTATAGGCTTTAACAATTTTAACTTATATTTTGAACTTTTTTTAGTATTATGACCTATTATTAAATTTACTCCAGCTTCTTTAGTTGCACTTTCTAAACGAGCTGCAGTATTTACAGCGTCGCCTATAGCAGAATAATCAAACCGTGAATCACTACCCATATTACCTATTATCGCTTCTCCAGAGTTTATGCCTATACCTATTTCTATACCTAAATTGGCTTTTTGCATATCTTCCTGTATTTTCAACGCTGTTTGTATGGCTCTATTCTCATGGTCTGGCAGGTCTATAGGAGCGTTAAAGATAGCCATCATAGCGTCACCTATATACTTGTCTACCATACCGCCATATTCTTTTACTGCGTTTGATTGTATAGTCAAAGCTTTGTTCATAATATGAGTAACTTCTTCTGGTTCTAATATTTCAGATAAAGCGGTAAACCCACGCACATCAGTGAATAAAAAAGTACAGTATCTTTTTTCACCACCTAGTTTTAATAGTTCAGGATTCTTTTGTAGTTGTTTTACTTGTCGTGGATCGAGGTAATGCTCAAACTGTTTTTTAATTAATTGTCTTAATTTATACTGTTCTCTAAAACGTAGGTAAAAAGCTATTGAGCCAGTGATAAATTGACTTATAAGGCTCCAAGTGACGTCTATTAATAAACCCTTACTTATTAAGTAATATCCCCCTAATGACGTAGCTGACGCTGTAAGGACTCCTAAGGAAACACCCCACGTTATACCTAATAAAATTATTAAAAACCAAACTAACACAACACTAATTATTAGTATCACTAACTCTAAAGTTAATGACCAATCAGGTATGTATGGTGAGTTTTTAATTAATATTGACTCAGCTAAAGCTGTTTGTATTTTATGTGGTTCTAATAAACCCACTGGAGTAGCAACTTGTGGCATCACGCCACTAGCTGTAATACCTACAAAAACATATTTATTTTCAACATCCATCTCACTAAGTGTAGTTTGTGGTGTGTCTACCCAACTTACCCACTTACGACCTAAACTGTCTGTTTTTACTGGATCAAGACCTTGTACTATTATTTCTTCAATACCTAACTCATTAGTTTTTATAATATATGTTTGATTACCTGCCAACACTTTCATAACTTCTGTACCATACGCAGAAACGTAGCCATCGGGTGTTTTTA